CGGTAGCTGGCACACTTACCGTAGACAGTCCAGTAGCTAGGCTAATCAACTACGCACCTAACGATGGGCAAACGGCCTACGACTTCTGGGAAACGTATGTTACGGACATCCTGCTTTACGGCAAAGCGTATGCGGTCATTGTGCGTGACCCACGCACCACCGAGCCACTGGCATTGCACCGCCTGCCACCAAACGAAGTAGAGGTCAAGCTAGTGGGCACTACGCGCGTATTCGTTCACGGTGATCGCAATTACTTGCCCAATGAGATGTACTGTGTGCGCAACACCTATGGCCTCAGTGTCATTGAGCAGCACCGTGAAACCTTGGGGCTGGCCAAAGCCGCCCAGGACTACGCAGCAGAATTCTTTGGTTCATCAGGCAACATGACTGGTTTTCTATCCAGCCGCGAACCGCTGAAGAAAGAACAAATAGACATCATCCGCGATAGCTTCAACAACAGCGGCGACCGCTTGGGCACCAAGCTGCTGCCGTTCGGTTTTGACTACAACCGAGTCAGCGTAGACCCAGCCAGCGCCCAGATGGATGAACAGCGCGACTTTCAGAACCAAGAGATCTGCAGAATCTTTGGTGTGCCACCGTCACTGGTGGGCGTACAATCCAACGTCACTTACAGCAACACCGAACAGCAGGCCATTCAGTTTGCCAAGTACACTATAGTTCCTTGGTGCAAGCGCCTGCAACAGGAATTGGATATGAAGTTGCTGGACCGCGATAGCAACGAATTCAGCAAATTTGACTTGAGCGACCTGCTACGCGGCGACAGCGCAGCACGCGCCAACTACTATGACACGTTGGTGAAAAGCGGTATCATCAGCATCAACGAGGCCAGAAGCATGGAAGACATGAACGGCGTTGATGGCGGCGACCAACACACTGTGCAGGTGAACCAGATTGCTTTAGATCGCCTTGATGAGTACAGCAATAAGCTAAGCAGCGATGCCGTACAATGATTATCCCAAGGCGATGACCGAGGCCGCTCAGCGCGGCTTTGATCTCAACGAAGAGAAAGGCGGCAGCTGTGCCACAGCCGTGGGCAAAGAGACCTGCCGCATTCTGCGCAATCGTGAGACGTTGAGCCACGATCGCACCGTGAGAATGTACAGCTACTTGAGCAGGGCAAGAACGTATTACAAACCAGACGACACCGAGGCGTGCGGCACTATCTCATATCTGATGTGGGGCGGTGATCCAGCGTTACGGTGGAGTAAAGCAAGAGTCGAAGAAATGGAAGACGAACGCAAGACAAATGAAGAAGTGGAAGAGCGCCAGGCGCCTGATATGGAAAAGCGCACGCGCACTATGGAGATCCGTGCCGCTGGTGAAATGGTACTTGAAGGCTACGCGGCAGTCTTCGAAGAAGAAACCGACCTTGGGGCCTTTCGCGAAGTCATCGCGCGTGGAGCGTTCGACGACGTTCTTACCGATGATGTGCGACTTCTGCTCGACCATGAACCGCCACCGCTTGCCAGGACAACCAATGGCACCTTGCAACTGTCGGTTGATGAGAAAGGCTTAAAGTATCGCGCAGAGTTGGTCAACACGCAGGCCGCACGCGATCTGCACGCGATGATAAAGCGCGGCGACATCAACCAATCCAGCTTTGCTTTTACCATTGCCGAACAGGAGTTCGACAGTGAACGTGAGTTGCGCACCGTCACCAAGGTTGCGCGCCTGTTCGATGTATCGCCGGTAACATACCCAGCGTATGAGAATACCGAGGTAACAGCGAGAAAAAAGGCGGTGGAAGTTGTAGAACAGAAAGAGGAAACTGCACCAAGTAAACCTGTTATCTTGGAGCGCAAATCGTGTCACATGAATTTTAAGACAAGCACAGACGCCCAGCAGCACATTCACAAGCTGGAGCAGAAGTTGGAGTCGATCAATGCGATCGCCCAAACGGAAGAGCGTGCCTTGACGGCGGACGAGCTGTCAGAGACGCAAGACATTCACAGCAAGTTGGAAGACGCTGAACACCAGCGTGACGCCCTGGCAAAGAACGAAGCACGCATCAAGCGTATGGCCCATACTGGCGCCGCTTCTGTTGCACAGGAAAAGGAACTAGCCAACGTTGGCAATGAGTTCAACTTGTTGCGCGCACTCAACAACGCTGCACACGGCCGCCCAATGGACGGAGCAGAAGCAGAGATGTTGCAAGAAGCACAGCGCGAAGCATCCAGCATGGGACTTGCCCTGCGCGGAAACGTAGCCCTACCACAGAGCTACCTGCAGATGCGTAACACCTACGGTAACGACAGCGGCCAAGCTGGCGTAGATGATGCCGTGACCACTACGGGAACCGTGGCCGCCGCTGTACGTGAGGCCCTGCGCCCTCGTTCGGTTATTCAGCAGGTCGGTGCCACGCAGCTTACTGGCTTTGTTGGTGACATCAAGTTGCCCACTTTGCCGAATGACGCGGCCAGCACACCAGCAGAAGGTGCAGCGGCTACGGCGTTCACCGGTGCTATGCAGTCAGTCACGCTGACGCCTCAGCGCTACGCCGCAGAAATCACCGTGACCAAAGAGGCATTGAACCAGGCAACTGGTAACATGCAACAGGTCATCGCCACTGACTTTGGTGTAGCTATCGGCACGCAGATTGACCGCGTGGCATTCCAGAACATGATTGATCAGGGCGGCACCTTGAGTGGTGGCACCTTGGCTCTTTCTGCTACCGCTGGCGATAGCCGCGCACAGAGTGAAGCCACGATCGTCTTGGCCACGGAGACTGGAACCAATGACCTGGTAGTAGCTAACGCCAATGACGTTGCCAAACTTTGGGGCACGATCAGCGGCAATGGTGTTGCCAACGGTGCCTTTGTGATGCACCCCAGCACCGCAGCCGTTCTGTTCAACACCAACACCACTGGCGCCGGTGGCGCTCCCGTGATGGCGAACAATCAGATCTACGGCTACAATGTTGTGACTACGGGTACTTTCCCACGCCTCGACATTGATCTGGCCAAGGCTGATCAGTTCTTGAACGGCGGTTCTGACGTTGCTTTCGGTGACGTTGCCGAATGTGGCGGTATCCTCTACGGTGACTTTAGCAATGTTTTCTGGGCCACTTGGGGCGGATTGAGTCTGACCATTGATCCTTACAGCGGCGTTTCCGCTGGCACGGTGAAGATTGTGGCTGACCAGTTCTTCGATGTCAAGTTGCGCACGCCAGATCACATGGGCTTCTTGCTGACCAACGACACAGGAGCAACCATCTTGGGTGCGTAATCCTGAATAAAACGGCACCACGATTGCGGGGACAATGGAGTAACTGCATAGAGGGTGACCACATAAATTGGGAGGGCTTCGGCCCTCCCTTTTTTTTGTCGAAATTGCCGTCATGCGTTACACCATAGAAGAAAATTTAACCGTGCTGGTTGGCGGTCAGGCGCCTAGTTCGGTAATCAGCACCGCTGATTTAAAAGCACACTTGCGCGTGACGCACAGTGATGAAGACTCTTTGATAGAAGCTATGCGGCAAGCGGCTATCAATTACGTGGAGAACATGACCAATGTGCGGTTAGGCAAGCGCATTGCTTACATCTACTATGATGATGTCTTGAAAGACTATGAAATACCTATCGGCCCAGTGGATACCTGGGGAGGTTTGCAGTATGCCAACGGCGCTGGTGAAAGCTATGTGACTCTAACTGAGGACACAGATTACATCTTGAATCTAAAGCGCAACCCAGCGCGCATCCAGCTGATTAATATGCCAAGCGCATACACGTACAATCTGTCAAAGATTAAGGCGACGGTATCACTGCTTGGGTATGATGCGGCCTCAGTGCCTGCGCCACTGGTTCACGCAATCAAGTTGCTGGTGTCGCACATGTACGAACTGCGGCAACCAGAAATCACCGGCACGATCACTACCAAACTCAAATTGGGTTTGGAAGCGTTGGTCAATCCTTACCGCATTATTTCCTTTAGATGAGGTTCAGTCAGCTAGATAGAAAGATTGATCTGCGCCGCATCACCAGCAGCACGCAGGACGATTACGGCCAGCCGGTGAACACTACGGCAGACACTAGCGTTTGGGCGCAGGTGATATACGCAGGCAGTGCCAGCGAGAGCAAGAAGGCGTTCCAGATATTCCCGCAACGTAGCGTCACCTTCATTATCCGTCACCCTAACCCCACTGACGCTGGCGGTGGCATCACCATTGCGCAGGATGATACAATCATCTTCGAGACGCGGGAATATGAGATACTAGGATTTGAAGAGATTGGCCGGCGTGACGGCCTGCGCATCTTCTGCAAAGAGAAAGGCAGCGATGGGCGTTAGACTTCGTGAGGCGGCGTCAGGTCGTATTGGCAAAGGTCAGGCCGGCGAAATCGTGGGGCTTGATGAACTAGTGGTGCAGATTGGACGCATTGGCGACTTCCCAAAGGAAATGGCCAAGGAACTGCGCAAGGGAAACAGGAAGATTGGTAGCGCGGCCAGCAATAAGCTGAAGCGCAAGTTGCGGCCTCTACAGTTGAAAGATGACTTTAAGGTTTACGAAGGCACGCAAGGCATGACCAGGGCAAAGCGCGGTGAAGGCAAGGTGCGCATGGAAATACCTAAAGGCACCTTGGCACGGAGCATAGGCGTGAAGAATAGCCTAGGTAGTAAAATCAATGTCTTTGTTGGACCGCGAGCAGGCGGCACCTTAAAAAATGATGGCTGGTTCGCAGGCATTGTAGAGAGCGGCCATGTTGGCGGCATGAATAAGACGGTAGGAAGTCGCAACTACAATCAGATTGTACCATTCTTTAAGCGCTACCGACCTGTTATGGAACGTATGTTCTTGGCACACATGCGCGCCACTTTCAATAAATACACGCTGTAATGGAAACAGGCAAAGCGATATATAAGCTTCTTAAAGACAGCGTGTCGGTGGGCGCAATCTGCGGTGATCGCATCTACCCAG